TGGTCAGACGCAGAGTAGTTTAGATTTTGCTTACCATCTTTAACCGACCAATGCCCGACCCCGCCATCCTCTAAAATCTTGTACTCGCCCGATGCGCTATCAATCGAGAGTGCGGCAAACAGTGAATAGGTAGTCGTAGATGCCGGGTGGCTGATCGGGATTTCACCATTCACCCCGTCGAACTGATAGCCGGTTGAGTCGTCATAGCCAAGTAATCCCGTTGCGGCCTGCGTGATGTCCCCGGCGGGCGTGCCGCTGTTGTCGTTGCCAGACCAGTCCAGCGCATCACCGGATGACTCGTTCAATGGCAAATAAAGCTCTGGGCCTAGAGCAAGAATCTCCTTGTGCAATCCGGTGGCGAGGCCTGCTTGGTAGTGTTTGCGGATTTGAAGGGGGGTTAGGGCTGTGTTGTAAAGCGCAACGTATTGAATTTTTCCATCAAACTCATAATCGCTCGCGCCACCGACTGTACGGCACCCTATGCGAACTTGGGTGTCAGCACCAGCCCCTGTTGCATTCGTGCCGCCAACAGCGCCTATCAGCACTCCGTTAACGTATAAAACTAACCCCGTGTCGGGCCCGGTAGGGTTGTAAATCACCACAACGTGGTACGTTTCTCCGATAGAGAACGCACTCGTTATATCAACCGTTCCGCTATTGTCCATGTAAGCCTGAAAATTGCCTCCACTTGTCATCAGTCGCACATACCCTAGCTCGCCCTCTAGGGATACTATGGTATGGAAGCCGCTGGCTACGTCAGGGCGCACCCATGCCTCTGCCGTTACAGTGCTTGCATTTGTCCAGCCGAAGGACGCGCCAAGAGCAACGCTATCATCCGACCCGTCAAAATCAACGCACTTACCGCCAGCCTCAAACACCAGCCCGGTTTTACCGAGCGCTGGCGACCCAATAAAGGTGCCATTATTGCCGCCACTGCCTAAGTCGGTGGCGGTGGTGCCAGACGGTTCATTAAGGGGCCAAAGGCCGACTGGGTTGTCTGCTAATACTGTTGCTTGATAGGTCATTGTGGCGAGTCGAAGTCAAAGTTGGGGGATGGAGTGTACCCGGTAGCGTAGAACGTAAAGTCAGACGATGGGGTATAGTCCGCCGAATAGGTAAAGCTGAACACATGCGTTTGATAACTGTCCAGCCCGTCACGAACAGACCAAAGCTCTACGGTCACTGTGTCTGCATCAAAGGCAGGAACAAAGCTGTGGGAGGTGCCGGTCAGCCCGGTCGCTGAGTCAATGACACTTCCTCCCCCGTCCTTGATGTTGAGGCTGTAGGTGACATCCGTCTCAGGGCCGATGTTTCCCTCAGACTGCGGGTTGAAGTATGCCAACTGTTGCGTGCGGTCACGGTGAGCCCATGTAAGATCGATGGTGTCCTGCACCGTCGATGGGTAAGCAGTCGCATTGACCTTCACATTCCCCGGAGGGTAGGGAAGTTCGTAGCGGTTCTGCATTGTGATTTGCTCTGAAGTGGCCGACCCCAAATCCAGCGTACCTTGAGGGGTGGTGGGCAGAAGTTTCACGTCGATCACCTGAGCGTCGGTGCGCTCCACATCGTCGATTCCGTGGTGTCCTCCTGAGAACCATATTCTGGTGCCTATGGCGTGGGCCGCCGGTACAGTATCCAAAACACCCCGAACCACCGTGGCGGTGCCAGCCACATCATCTATCGAAACAATCTCAACCATCTCCTCACCTATGTAGGCATGGTTGGCGGCGTTCACGTTGTCGGTGTCCACCGGATTGTCAAAGGCTATGGCGGTGTCGGTCAGGCCGATGGCGGCTGACAGGGTGGCGGTGGGGGCGAAGTCGCCCTCTGCCGTGTAGACGTAGGAAGCCCCGCCCACTTTCGAGTAGATGTCATAGAAAAAGGAGTCGCCCGTGGGGGAGGCAGCGTAGGTCAGGACGTACCCGAAGTCTGGCTGAAGCGTAGCGATGTCTGCTGCACTTATATTTCTCTGTATGTCCCAGTAAGGGGCTTCCTTAAGAGTTCTGTATGGGATGTCCACGGGAGCCGAGGTTGGATCGCTCCACCCGGTTGGCTGCGGCGAAATGAAAGAGCTCGACGGCATTCCGAACACGTCTTCAATACAATTGACCTTAATACCGGGGTCTTCGATGGTGCCGTGGTCTGTCTCCAAAACCCTGAACACCACATCGACCAACCCCAGCTCAGCCCACGAGAACTTGAAAACATCCCCGACAGAAAGGTCCCACGCGGTCCTGTCGAACTCTGCTTCCAGTTTGGCAAGCGGGGTGGAACGCGCTATCACGTCGCGCTGTGCAACGCGGTTGGCAAGGGCTGCATTAGGGATTCCGGGGTATTGAATGGTCTGGCTGACCAACGCCCCCTGCATCTGAGCGTTACCGATGTTGTGGACGGTGACGGTTTTGTCCTTGTTGTCCTCGATGTCACGGTAAACGACGTTGATCTCGTTCACGGTATCGCCAAGGGCTATTCGGGAAAACCCTCTCATCTCAACTGTGTTGGTCTCATCGAAAGAGGGGATCGAGGCTACGTTGTAGTCCTTCCTGAGTAGCTTAATAGTCCAAAGCCCTGTCTTGTTCGACACAAAACACTTGGCATCGATGTGGCTGCACACCTGCCGAATGAAATCCTCAAGCGTGGAGGACTGGTTCCACAAGAGGGAGAGGCCGAATCCCTCCGTGTACAGGGTGTCTGCGACCTCGGTAAAAGCGGTGTCATCGATTGTGGCAGTGGGGTATCCGAGCCCCCAAGCTTGGCTCGTCAAAGCCTCACGGATAATGTGCGCCGGATTGAGAGACTCTGAAATGTCTGACTTGGCGCTGTACCACTGGCTGTCTCCAGTGGTGAGGGTGTCAACCCGCTGCACTGTGTAAGCGAAATTCTTAAGGTACTGGCTGTTCCCAATATAGAAGTCTTTATGGACGACGGAAAACACCCCACGAAAGGCTGAGATGGGAGAACCCAGCTTAGAGAGTAAGTATGAATTGACCGCCTGATCCACTGCACCAGACAGAATGTCGATCACCCCTGAGACGCCGCCTTGTTTTTTCTTACCCCCAAATAGGGTAGGCTTATCGACCGTGATAGAACCGCTTGAGACAGAGCCAGACCAAGCTTCGCGGTCGTCTACAGTGAATTTTAAGAGTCGGTCAACGGGATAGGACAGGACCATGTGCAGGCCCAAGTAATACTTATACCCAATGGTTTGGTCACTACTGCTGCCCACGAGCGAACTCCACCAGTTTCAACGCCATCGCGTCTCCTGTTTTAAGGAAGTCCTCTTCGGGCAAGCCGTTCCTAGCGAATGTTCTAAAGTCCATGCCGTGTCTTTTGAAGAATAGTCTCAGACCGGGGATGCAATATCCGTACTTACCCTCTGGCATGGGGATAGAGCAGGCGTGGTTCAGGGTAACAATCACATTAATCCTTAATCGCCACGCTTCTCAACGCTCCGTACCAGACGCAGTTAGCGCCTGTGATGGTGACCGTCCCGAACACAACCGGGATCGGCCTGCTCTCGCTGGCTGTCGGGATGTCAAAGTCAGATAGCGCAGCAGGCTTGGCGTCTGGTGGTTTGGGAGCCATGAAATATTGAATGGCTACTGCGGCGACAAAGTACAGGAAAGCTTCCATCTCAGAATACCGTCGCTCCACCAAATGGGGAGGCAGTTGGAGTGTGTATGAAGCCCCCATGGTTCTCAGAATTTTCAAACTTCTCGTCACAGTCCGTCATCGTGTGATTGCACCCCGGAAAGACATCCACTGAGTCCCCAACTGAGAGTTCCTGAAAATTAGTGACGATAGTCAGGGTGGAGCCAACATGGTCGATGATGATTCGTGCGTCGGGCAGGCCTGTGTCGGTGTAGTGGCGGATGAATCCTCCGTTAAAGTAGCCGTCAGCGAACGCGGAGGCGGCTCCGACCTCTAGCGTCCCACTTGAGATGGCTGTGACCGACCCAGTGGTCTGGTGGGTCAACTGGTTCACCCCGCAGGCAACGCCATACAGGAGATGAGGGCATAATGCTTGGTAATTCCGGCGAAGCCCGGTTCGTTTCATTGAAGATGAGACGGGCTCGCAATGGAGGACGGCCTTTACCCCTTGGAAGTCAGGGCTGATCACCCGGCCAAACCAAACCGCCTTAAACTCCCCATCCGATGGGTGGTATCGGAACACCGTTACAGCAACGATAGCGGCTGGGGCGTAGGCGATGAACAGCTCAGCGATGGGGGTGTCTCTGGGGACAGTGATCTTCATCGCTGTCCGGTTAATCTCGTTGGTCTGCTCTGAGCTGCTTCTTGAGATGGTCAGTGGTGTGTAGGTTTCCGAGTTATAGACATGCTCGGAGTCCGTGGAGGTATAGAGGAATTTGCTGGTCCCTACGACGAACTTGTACAACTCTACTGGATTGCCTGAGTAAGCACTGGATTCGGTTGCGTCATACGTCATACTTCAGGCCTCTGAGTGCGGCGGTGAGCTCTAACAGCCTTGGGTTCAGCCAAGAGAATTCTAGTATATCGGTATCCAATCTGGCAATGTACATGAAGGAAATCATGTAAATGTCTGACGGGAGTACAGTTTCTCCCAGAGCAGAGTCTATGGTTAAGGACTCGGTAGCACCTTGGTCAGCACTGTCTGTCACCCTTCTGTAGAACACCGTCCCATTTTTCAGCTCTATCCTCAAATCCCTTCTGCTCACGGACTGGGAGACGAAGGCGGAGTACCCAGCGTTCAACACCTCTATCTGGGTGTCCGCGTCCGAAATCTGAGAGCTTACAGTCAAGTCAGTCTGGAAGGTGCTCGTCCAGAACGGAACGAGCTTGCCTGCCCTAGCGTAAACCCACTCTCTAAGGGCCGTGATCTCAGCCCGTCCTTGCTTAACCCAATGGTACTGTTGGAGAGAGTGTGAGTAATCAGAGGGGTCGTCAATGGTCCTGACGCCTATAGCGTTGTCGAGAGTTTGCAGCTCCCTTAGTATCTGCCTATCGATTGGCTTGTGCCAATAAGGAGGAATGTCCATCACTGGCAGACCTCGATAGGTTGTAACGGAATCCACCCCTTGGAAACTGTCCCCAAACTCGGTAGTGAACTTGACCTGCCCTTGGTAGATGTCAGGGTTGAGGAGGGATTGGGTGATGTTTGGGGTTATTCTGGCAACTTTGGCAGGGACGATGACCGCGTGCTTAGACCAGTCGTTCAGAAGCCCGAGGGCAGTCTGAATGCTTGTCGGGCTGACCGAGGCAATCTCCACTGCTTCGTAGGTCAGGGAGTCCTTGTAGATAACAGCCAACCCTCCCACTTCGAACGCGAGGTCGTCAGTGTTCACATTGAGCACTGTGTCATCAACAGACGCTGCCGCAGTCAAAGCGGTGGCATCAGACCAGACGGGGGAGGCGAAGACAAGTTGTTGCCAACCCCATAATAGGGAGTTAAACCGCTGCTTATCAACCCCTGTCAAGGTGACCTGATACTCAAAAATCTGTCTTGGCGTCTGCCTGCCCCGCACCCGCTGCTCTGACCCACCGTAGTGGGGAAGGACTTGAGTAAACCATTCGACCCGCTCCACAAAAGCTCTGGACCAGTCTGGGATGAAAGGGAACACGATAATCCTACGCCCCGTGACTCGAAGGATTGGGGCGTCAGAATTGAAGTTGAAAGTGTACCTTCCATCGATAACTGAAGGGCCGCTGGTGAAAACGCTTAGGGTGTAAATCCGTGACTCCAGCGGAGAGAAATCCGTCGGAGGGGAGAACGGCTCCTGAAGGGTTAGACCCCCGGCGTTCTCTGGAGTAATCGAGGACAAACTTTGAGATGTGAAGTAGGCATTCCACACTTCGAAATCTCGATCTTGGGTAGAGAGGAGGTTGCCTAAGGCAATGGGATTCGGCAGGAGGTGGACCGTGTCATACCAGTCTTGGGAAAATGCTTTGGCCGTGTCCCCTACAAAACCTGTCTGTGCCTCAAGAGAAACTTCCATAATTCCGCTGTCAGGGCATGTGGAGCAGTCAACAGTTGACGCGGGAGCCCCCGGAACGGGGGGCCAGTCCCACAGGTCGAGGGTGTCAAGCTCTTGGGACAAGTGCGGGTTGTTATCCGCGTATTCCGCCCCACTGACAACAGTAAACCCGGCGAACTGTGTCATGGGCCGTCATACTTTATGGCCCACCCCATCACGCTAGAGTGGTTCGAAGAGTTCTGGTTTTCCACTATCGTGGGCGACTTACGAAGGTGGGGAAAACAAATCCAATCCTGACTGCCTACGGTGATGATCTCACCGTCGTCTATGTTGTCTACCCTGATGTATCTCACATGGGGCATATCGCCGACAAACGACCTGAACCCGCCAGTTCGCCCCACCTCAAAATAGACCGGGGCCAACATAGTCTGGTCATTCCACGTCATTAAACTTTGCAATAGCATCACAGCCTGTGCACTGCCAGAAAATCTGGAGTAGTTAATAGAGAGAAAATCCGATCTGTTTAATCGCCAACCCTCTCCGTCCAGATCGCAATACAAATCAGCAGAACCAGCCGCATTGCCCGTGTCAAAGTTTGCCTCGCCTTGAGCGAAGTATCCGCACCCTGCGTCAATGGTTGACATGACTGTGCTCAGCCCGACAGACGAATCCTGCGTACCGTGGCTAGACCCGCTCGCATACTCTCCTCCTCCCCATGTCCCGTACTTACGAACAACCCCAAAGGCTAGGTGTTGCCAATAGGTCACGTTATAGTTGACCACGAGAAAAATATTGTCTGGTGATGACAGGGAGATTAGATGGTAATTACCGGGGTAGCTGATTGTTTGGCCTGCGAAACCGGACACGGCAATCCCCCTAGTGAATGACGAGGGCGTGGTCAACTGGTTCGAGCCATCCTTGCCTAGCCCAACCTTCACACTCAAATAACTGACTGTATCGGCAACCTCGACATAGACCGACCCTTTATATAAGAGACTCCCGGCTTGCGTCCATCCGTTTGTAGTAGCGAACGACTCAAGGGTAGCTCTCAAGTCAGACATGCTTGTAAATGTTCCGGTCTGGTACGCCATCAGTCTAACCTCAGCCCATAATACGAATTGAAACCCGTCCCCTGATTGTTGGCAATCTTTACGTGGGTCTTGCTCTCAGCGACAACAGTGTTCTCAACCGCAGAGTTGAAACCCGGCGCATAAAAAATCCCGTCCAACTCCCCATACGATTCTAGGGTTGTAGGGTTGTAAAGCACCAACGGGAGCAGCGGGTAATCTCCGCCTGTGTCTTTCGCAGGGTAAGTTGTGAACAGTTGCCCGAACAGCCCTTGGTAGTAGAAGGTTATGGTCGTTTGTTGGTTATACGGCCACCCTTTAAAGGTTCCCCATGTGCCATCAACCTTTCTAACGGCCATGCCGTCGTCATACGGAAAGCTGCTGCTTGACGAGTACCTGAGCGTGGTTGTGGTCGTCATCGCGCCGACGGTGATGGCGTAAGGATATTGATTGGGCGTGGCGTAGGGGTTGAACTTTCCGACATAGCCGGACATATAGTGCGTTTCAACCTTGCAAGCTATTGCTATTCTCTGGCCGTTGACGCACAGCCAGTAACGGATAGTGGCATTCCACATGGGTATAACCCGGTCCCCAATGTACCCCGGCTGATCGACCAAGGCATTGCTCGACACGTAGCCAATATGGGTGTGCAGAATCATATTGTAGTAATCAGACGTGACAGACTGATTCGTAGTGAACGATGCCCAGATTTGCTCAGTTCCAGACAAGCCGGGGCCGCGCAAAATCAACTCCAAGTCCTGCAACCCCTCGCCGTCCAAAGTGGCGTCGTCGTACCTCTCCTCTACCCAAGCCTGTCCTGCTGCTGACAGTGTTCCTTGATCTGTGTCAAATACAAACTGGTCCGACACAGCAAAGTTGGTGCCCCCTGCTGTGATGGAGAATTCGACGTAAGTATTGGTGTAAGCCACCCCGGTCGTAGCGGATGCCTGAGCGCCTGACACCGAACCTGTGACAGACCACACCTCAGACCCCGGTGTAGAAGCGTCTGTACAGGCCACCGTCCAAGTCTCGGCAACAGCCGACGGGGTGGGGTCAATCGAGTCGATGGTTCCGTTACCGGTGCCGGTAAAGGTAGCGCCCGTCAGAGTAAATTCATCGCCGACTACGAAGTCGGTGCCACCTGCGGTTATGACGAATCCGATGTCCGTCTGGTCGTAGACGTTGCCAGTGGTGTACTGATCGAGGGAGCCAGTGACTGAGCCGGTGACAGACCACAGTTCTTCGCCTGCGGTCGTGTCATCAATACACGCGACGGTCCATGTTTCGTTGGTCCCGGCAGGAGACAGGTCGATGCTGCCTATCGTGCCGTTGCCCGTGTTGCCACCGCCTGCCGTTCCGGTTCCCGTAGTGCCATGGCCTTTTGCGAACCGCCGGATAATCTCGAACAGTTCATAATGTCCGGTACAAACTCCTACTTTATAAGCCATGTGTCATCTCACCGAGTTTGGGTTTCTTCGCATGATGTTCAAAACAGCTCTTTCCCCGTCAGAAGTCGAGAGATAATCTCCTACAAGAGATGGGTCTAAGACGTTAATAATTCTGTCTTTTGTCGGAGCAGCGGAAGCATTGCCCAGATTATCTAGGCTGCCCTTGAGAGAGTCAAGCGGGGACGACTTAACCCCTGCCTGTTTTCCGACCATCCCGCCTTCAGCAAACCTTTTGATTCGCCCTTGGTTGGCTGCATGGATTACCTCAGGCCCGAGGTTTTTAACCGCCTTCGCATTGAGGATCGCTTCCTTGTCCGAGACGCGGATGAACCCCTTAAGCTTGCCGCCTTTGCCGGAAACTCCTGCGAGGATAGAGTCAGAAGTGGAGGAGCCGGGTCCACTGATGATGCCGCCAGACGCATAGGCCGGGGCACCTGTGTAGTAACTTGCTACAGCTTTGAACGCGGTAGCTAGGAACCCCGATGAGGAGCTTCCGCCTCCCCCGCCGGAGGCACCACCCCCGCCGCTAAACAGTTTGCTAAACAACCCCCCGCTGCTGAACACACTGTCGAAGACCCCGGTCAGAGAATCGCCGACGCTTCTGAAGGTATCCTTGAGAACCTCAAAGCCCTTCTCAAAGATGTTGCTAGACTCGCCTACTGTGTCTGCGATTTCGCCGATCTTGGTGCAACAGCCCTGCCCTTGCACCTCCTCAGGAGAGAAGATGCTGCCAACGCCTGCTGCTTGCCCAAGCACGTTGACTCCGCTCTTAATGACGCTGCGCCCTGCGCTTCCATCATCGGTAGCGACGGAGGCGGTAGGCGCTGAAGCCCCTTGTCCAGAAGCCCCTTGTCCAGAAGGAGTCTGGAAGCCGGGTAAGTTAAGCCCTCCCAGAGCCCCTGACAAAAGCTGATTGATCTGAGCGTTGATAATTGCTCTGCTTATTTCCAGCAGCGAGTTACGAGCGAGGTCTTTCAGGGAGTCGAAGAAGTTCTCACTGTTGTGAATCGCATCAACAAACTTGTCGCCTATCGAATCCAGCGCCCCCGTCAAAGAGTCAGAGATGGTGGTCGCCAGATTCCGTATCGAGTGTTGGGAGTTCTCCAGTTTTGCCTGAAGGACAGAAGGGTCAAAGCCGCCATAGACTTGCTCAGGCAACGTGCGAGAAAGGATCGCTTGCTGCTCCTGCAACTCATAGAGTTGGTTGTTGAGGTCAGCTATCTCACGGTTGAGTTCACTGAGGCGACCGGGAGACGCGCCAGCCTTGGCTGCTTCCCTTGCGTCAATCTGGGTCTGAACCGCCTGCTCCCGACTGCGGAGATCGCCCAACTCCTGCTCAAGCGTGGAGGGCTCACCACGAGTCTTGCGCTGGACTTCTTCCTTACTGTCCCGGAGAGAATCGTTAGAGTCACGATCAATCTTGGCAATTGCGGCTTCGCGCTTACGATCCTCAATGTCTTGACTTAGCTTATCCTTCTCGAACGCCAGCCGATCTTTCTCTACCTGAGTGATCTTGCCGGTGATGTTCGCCTTCTCAAACTCCAGATCGAGGAGGTTCAGCTTGCTCGTCAGCTCCTCATCAAGCAGTTTGTTGTATTCCTCTGAACCCTCTTCGGCTCTGGACAACTGCTGAGTAAACCCATCCAACTCTATGTTGGTGGCATCAATCTTCTCGGTTAGTTCCTGAGACTTGGTTGCGTCCAGACTGTCCTGAAGCTCTTTGTTATAAGCTTGCTCAAGCTCAAGACGTTTGTTCAGGAGTTCCTTGTGCTTAACCCGCGCAGCGGTGACATCCCCAGCCGCTTCACTGTCACGTACCTTCCTCTCCCTCTCGATCTGAGTGTTTAGGATGGCTCGTTCTATATCAAACTTCTGCTTGAGCAGGCCACCTTCGGCGCTGATCAGGTCCAGATTTTCCTGACGCTTAGCCAGCTCTATCTGGTTGTTGATCTGTAGTAACTTGCGCTGTTGGGCGGTCTGGTCGAGGGTTTCCAGCTCTTTCAGACCAGAGGATGAGCGCTCAGAACTGGCGGCCAGATCGACCAACCCCTTACCAGAACTGCTGAGTCGGTTGACGGTCACCCCGTCCACAGAGGTGGGGGTTTTCTGAATCAGCTCGTCGATGTTGTCAACGACGACTCTGGGAACTCCGCCTTCAGACGTGTCTAACTGGAGCCCTCTGGCCTTCAACGCCTCTGTAGTGGCCAAGCGGCTGTCAGGTTCAGAGAGCAGGCGATTGACCGTATCTATCGCATCGCTGACCTCTTGCTGGAGTTGCGTGTTGTTGGAGGAAATCTCAGACAGGGTGGTTTCCCTGTCCTGCTTGAGACTCCCTAAGAGGTCGTCCAGTAAGGTCTGGTCCCTACGCGCCTTGAGGCGTCCCTGATTTACAGCGAGAGAGCCGCGTAGCCCCTCATAGGAAGCTCTCAGTTCCTTGTTGCTGTCAGCCACCTCTTTGAGTGCTGCCAAGAAGTTGTCTTGAGCCTCAAGAGACTCGACAGACCCTTCCTTCGTGGAGAGGCTGCTTCTACGAGACAGCTTCTCAACCTCACCCTTTGGATTCTCGGACTGCAACGCCAGTTGGATTTCGGTCTTAGTCCTCGTGACCAGCTTACCCCGAGTCGCTTCCTCCAGCTCTTTGGTTTTATCCGCCAGACCTCTTCTGCTGGTTTGCAGGAAGGCCAGTACGAACTTCTCCATCTCATCCAGAGTCTTGGGTATCCCTCCGTCCACTGAGTCGAAGGCGGCGTTGATGCTCTCCAGTTTGCGCAGCGTGGCAGGGTCTGACAGGTCGGCATCTGAGATTTGCTGCCCGAAGTCCACAATGGTGGACACCAACCCCTCAAGGGAAGCCTTCTGTCCGCGAATGCTGGACGAGATGGTTTGTATCTGAGCTCGTTCTCTGGCGGATAGAACTCTGCCTAGCTCATCTTCAATCTTACTGAATTCAGACAGGGCAACGGACGACCCGGAATCCAGCGCCGTCGATCCAAGTCGGTCTACGGCTTCTTGAATGCTGTCAGTAATCTTCCCGCCCAGTATCTCAAGCAGTTGCCCCTCTGACTGGGTGATCTTCTGGATTAGCCCCTCTGCTTTAGAGGCGAATGACCCCGCCTCACCAGCGTCTAGGTCCTTGACCTCGGCTTCCAGCTTATCCAGCTTGTCCCGCTCGGCCTCGATCTGGTTGTTCAGCCCCTCCAGTTTGGTCTTAAGATCGCCTTTGGTGAACAGGCCTGAGAAGCTGGCGAGCAGGGTTCCGAAGGTGATGATCAGCCCAATCGGGCCCCCGATGAATCTCAGAAACCCCGAAGCGATGGCGGCGAGCTTGGGGAATTTAGAAGCGGCGCTTTGTAACGCGCCAATTTTTGAAAGCGTAGGCCCTTTTGAGAAAGCTCCTGTGATGGACAGGAGGATTGAAGCTGCCCCCGCCACGGTAGCGAAGGTCGCTGCGGAGTCGCCTGACAGACCACTCTCTTGGCCAAGCCCGATTACCCCGCCTGTGCCTGCCCCTACTATGGCACTCTTGGCCAAGCGTGAGCCGAACCCTCCGGTCTTTGAGCCGAAGAACGTGGCCCCACCTGCCGCCAAAGAAGCAAGCAGGGTTCCACCTGCCCCCTCACCTGTCTTTGCCTTCAGCTCATTGATGCCATCGTCGATGGTTTTGAGGAAGTCTGTGAATGACTTGGTAGCGTCTGACAGGCTGCCAACCAAGCCCCCTGACAAGGTATCGGCAAGGGACAAGACAACCGCGCCCAAGTTGGACATGCGGTTTGCCAAGGACTTCATCTGAATCTCGGCAGCTACAGCGGCCCCGCCCGGTACGCTTAGTTGGGCTGCGGCAGAGTTCAATTCGTCGAGGTTGCTCGACAGAACTTTGATGACGTTCTCGGCCCGGACATCGAACAGGCGTTGGAACAGCTTAGCACCAGACCCACCAGCCCCCAGACGTTTCAGCTCTGTCAGGACAGCAACAAGTGGACTATCCGATTCTTTAAAGGAGAAGAACCGAGACTTGATTTCCTCGTCGGTCAGGTTCTCACCAAGCTCAGAGTAGCGCTGCCGCAGCACCTTGATCGTCTTGGCGTCCGGGCTCAGCAGTTCCAAGATGCCTTGACGTAAGCCGGTGGAAACCGTGGACGCCTTGATACCAGCGTTCCTTAAGACCGTCGTGGCCGCGAGGAACTGCTCTGAGGTGATGTTGTAAGCCTTGGCAACTTGCAAGCCACGGCTGAGGATTGTCTTAAGGTCTTCAGCGGTCAGCTTGGAGATGTTTACCGCACGGGTTAGTTGGTCAGCAATCTGCCCATCGGATAAGTCTTTGAAGACATTCCGCATGGTGCTGATAAGGTCTGCGGAGGTTTCAAGACTGGCGTTGGTTCCGGCGGCGAACAGCGCGACACTCTCAAGGGCCTTGGACAAATCCTTCGGCTCGACACCTGCCTGAGACAGAACTTGAGCAGCGCCAGCAATCTCGGCCAAGTTGAATTTGGTTGTCGTGGCGACACGTTTTATCGCCGCCTCAACCTGAGACATCTCACTGGTCGTCGCACCGGCCACAGCCTGAATGCTGAACAGAGCCTTATCCAGATCAACTAAACCGCCTACCAGCGCACGAACCCCTGCCAGCATCTGGTACAGCGCTCCGTAGCCCAAGGCATACCGGAAGAACAACTTCATGGTAATCGCGGCTTGGTGCAGGAATCCTGTGTACCCTTTCAGTCTCTGTTGACCGATGGTCAGGGCCTGATTGACTCGGGTCAGTTGCTCCTCAAGCTGACGCGCATTAGCAGCGGCAACCGGGGAGGTCTTAGACTTAGCCAGTTGAGTCCCAAGGGCCCTCTCAAGTACCGCCTTCTGACGATTCAGTGCTGCGACGGCAGGCACCAAGTCCCGCCGTCCGATAGAGGATACGGATTCGGGACTGCCGCCTAAAACTTCACGGCCTCTTCGCACCTCCGCTCTGGACTGGGAGAGTTTCTCCAGCCTGCGCTTCTCCTCAAGAATGCTGCGCTGCTCTCTGAGGCGCTTACGCTCAGCGGCGGCCACTTTGGAGGCTTTCTTCTCAGCAGTCGCCTGTTGATCTGCGGCCTTCTCAGCCGCAGCCCTGCGGTCCTTAGTGGCTTTCTGCTCCTGTACCCGACGAGCCTCTTCTTGAGCGGCAAGCTTAGCGTTGAGGGCTTCTCCTACGGCCTTCCTTCTCTTCTTATAATCAAGAAGGTCTCTCTCTTCCTTTTCGTTCTGGCGCTTGACTTGGAGAGCCAGTTTCTCTTGGTTCAGAAGTGCATCAACCTTCTTGACCCGAGCTCCAATCTGTCGGAGTGAGTCGGCATCCTCGGTCAAAATCCCGCCGAAGACTTGCTTACCTTCGGAGGAGCTCTTAAGCAGTCTGGATCGGGCCGCGTTGATCTGCTTCAGACGACCCTCTTCAAAAGCCTGAACTTGGCTCAGTAGTCTGCGGTTCTCTGGGGAATTGAGAAGCTTTTGAACAGCTCTGGGGTCATCCACCAGACCTAGTGCTCTCTTAAGCAGTGACTGGCCTTTCTGGAGATCAGACCCCTTTGAAAACACGGCGGTCTTCGTCAGTCCCTGAAGGTCCTTGAAGTACCGCTGGAGGGGCTCGATCTGGTCCCGCGTTAGATTGCGGAATACTCGAACACTGGCATCGTAATCCTTACCAAGAATTTGCTGGAGGGTCGAAGTCTTACTGAAAGTGCCAGTGTCAGCAGACCGGATAGAGTCCACCGCCTTCTCGAACTTGCTGGCATAATTGCCAAGGCTGTTACCTAATGTGTCTAGGGACTTAGAAGATTTTCCAAGGTTTTTCCCGAAGGACGAGGTGATCAACTGTTTGGTCAGGTTGTTCACCCGCTTGACCGCAGCCTCATCCGTCAGGATATTGACCTTAGCTTTTACATCAATGGTGTTGTTCGCCATAAGAGTTCCCTAGAAAAAGTTCTTCAACATTTGGTGTGCTTCTGGGTTATGCCCGGACATATCGTGTTCCTTGGCTTGCTCTGATTTGCTCATCTTTCCCCCAAATCCGAAGACACACGCTTCAAGCTGGATCACCTGATCCGAGTTCAATCTTTTAATGAAACTCTCAAGCAGGGACATGACGTCCTCCCGATCCACTTTGCAGTACAAGTGAGCAGCTTTGTCATAATCGTAGCCGACCATCTGCATTAGTTTCCCCTCAAGTGGGGTACTCTCGAAGTCTTCCCAGAACGCAGCCGAAAACTTCCTGTCCCCCTTCCCTGCCTTGGGGGTTGGTTTGCTGGCAGACTGAGCTTCTTTGGCTGCCTCATCAAGGCGGGTGTTCAGGTAGTCAATGTTCGCCTGATTGAACTCCACCCCGCAGATACCGGACAGCACTTCCTGATACACCGCTCGCAAAGCATCCTCAGACTCTTCAACGCCTCCAGACTGTTGTCCGATGTACTCGAAAGCCAGCAGCGGAACATCAAAGAGCCTCTGGTAGTTCCTTTTAAAAAATATAGAGTTATCAGACATGCCTAGATTCTACATTAAAAAGAAAAGGCCGCAGCAGCGGCCTTTCCAAATCTACGATGTAGAGCGGGATTAAGCGTCGCCGCCGCCAAAGTAGTACCCAACCGGATGGGATGGGATGATGTTAGCCAAGTGCTCAAGGTCAGCGCCAGAGCCATATTCAGAACTGGCAGGCTGGAGCAGCTTCAGCTCCATGTCCAATGACCCGAAGTCAGTGGCATTGGTAGCGAAAGACATACTTCCAGAGGACGAGGCTTTCCAGAAGTTGAAACCAACAGGTCGGCCTGAGCTGTTTTCAATCTGGATCAGTGTTGCGGCGAAATACTGGGTGCTGGTCACGCCACCAACCGCCACTTGGTTGGCGATGTAAATGTGAACAGTTTCAGTTGTACCGTTGACAGCAACTGCGGCACCATTCTCGATAGTGATGGTATCAGTGGCAACGCCAGTGACTCGATCAACAACCACGTCTTCAGGACGGCCATCAGGGTAGATGACAACGATGTCACCAGCCGCGAAGTTCGAACCATCCGAAGCGGTCACGTCGAAGGACGTGCCATCCAAAGCCACGTCGGTAACCACCAAAGACTCAAAGTCTGCTGGAGCAGCACCAGCCAAGCCTTCGCCAAGCATGACTCGCAAGTTGCGGCGAGACGCTTCACGCAAGGTTGCCGTGACTGTCGATTCCTGAGAAACGATGGCCGAGGCAATCAAAAGTTGTGGAAACCCGCCGAGCAAGTCAACAGAGTTTTGGGTCACTTCTACAGTAGCATCATCAATCAAGCCAACGGAGTGGGCTTGTGTCAGACGTCCAGCAGAAGCCATGGGGCCGATGCGGAGCTCGGCGGTTCCGATAGGGAACTTGTTTGTTACAGGAGAACCTACTTTAGCCATTTTAATTTCCTATGGTTAAAATTTATAGCGCATCGCGCTGGAAAACGCGCAAGCTCATGAACGCTTGCGCAACTCATTTCCGTAGGCTGCTGCGATCTCTCCAAGGAGAGGCCTCAGGACCCTACGAGGTGGGCCGTTCTTGGAACGATATGTACGTCCCCCCTCAAACATTGCAAGCTTTTGCAATGCGGAATCATTAAATGACGCACCCTGCATGAGGGATCGGTCTATCTCCCCCGTAGCAAAAGCCGCCACCATAAAATCGTGGACAGTGTTATCGCTTACTTTCCTCAGGAGAGTATAACTGGCTTTCACCCTTAACTGGTTTCCTGAGGCACGGAAGGAAGAGCTGTACGCTCTCCTTCTGACCACCCGCTCTTTGGCTCCAATCTTCGGCAGGAAAGCGCCTTGCAGGAAGTCTTCCAACTCCCCACTGAAAGCACGGAACCGTAGGGGCCTGCCCTCCCTCTGCTTACGCAATCGGTACTTCCTGCTCAAGCTCGGCCAAGTGGGATGCTTAACGGTCAAGTTGTACTTTGACTTGCCCAAACCTGACCGAAAGGAGTAGGGCGCTGACCAGTCAGAGGACCCCAGACGGTTGACCTCAGAGTAAGCAGCCAAACCTTCCTTAAGGAAGGCTCGGTAGTGTCCGTCAATCAAGGGCAGCATAAGTTCCCTCTGCACCCTGTCTCGCACTGCCCCCTTGAACTTCAGGTTGTTGGGGGTGGCTCGTGTCTTGGGGTCTTTATACAGAGCATCCACGATAAAATTCTTGGAGAATCTGGAGACCACCTCGAAAGTGATGGGAGCAGGTCTAGACATTTCTCACGCTCTTGCCGGACACCAAGATCATTCTTAGCCCGGAGTTCTTATCGTACTGCTGGGGATCGACTCGGATGTCTGTAATGAAAAAAGTTCCAACGGCAGGTCCGGCGACTGCGCCGCTGTAATCACGGACCAGCCCTCTGGACTGTACCGGGAAAACCCCTTTCACTGCATCCACCAAGCGAAGGATATTGTAGTTGGCGGCGTCGTTAACCGTGCGAGCCCCGATCCTGAAACTGAAAGAGTACAGGGGGTCCACCGGGTTGGTATCAAACGTCAGGAATTCCCAGACCAGTGCATCTCGCTCAGACTTCATCAACTCAGAAGACAGGGCCAAGTCATCGAGATCGATCAGCTTCAACGACTCAGCCACAGCAAGATCGTTACCGAGCTTGTCGATGGTGGACTTGAACGCTGTCGTGAAGTCCGTCATCCCCGCACCGTATAAAGCCGAACCAAGTCCAGCTCCTCATCAATCTCTTTAATGCTGTAGTACGTCTGGTCCACCTTGACCTCATCGGAGTCTTTAACCGTCGTGCCTCTGGGAAGCAATATCCTTGTGCGAGAGTACACAAGGTCATCTGCTTCTGTTGAAGTGGTGCCAGAGAAGCGCTCCAGATAGCACGGGATGGGGTCGCTCAAGACCTCTACTTGGATTCCGCCCACCCCAGAAGCCGAGGCGGTGATCTGCTGCCCAGCAATTGCAGCATCGTGGGTGACCATTTGAAGCAGGTACACGTACCCATACACAGTGTCGCCAATGATGTCCGGGTTTAAAAAGGATAGGAGGTAGCGTCTGCCATCCACCATTCTGAGTACGGTGTAAACGTCGGGAATGGGCTCGTGGCACAGGTAGATACGCTTAACCGCGCCGAAGGTGCGCTCGGTGATAAATCGAGAATAGACCTCAAGGGCTCCGGCAGCCACGTTCTTTACCCAGCCGGTCCCGTCCCATCCATCGACATGGACAGTGCTAAACTTATTGACTGCCCTCCCCAAGTTCATATCGTCACTGCCCGGAGATGGGGTCGTACAAATTGTAGGAGACTTTGGAAGGCCCGAGAACCGAAGTGCTGGAACTTCCTGCTGCGTCCAGAATCAACTCTTTGTAGGTCTCCAAATTAGAAAGAGCTGACGCTCGTGCCTGCTCTATAACTCCCTTGTCGAAACGCTTCACCATGTTCTTGCCGTCAGTGGTTTGAACAGGGATGGCAAGCATTGTGTCTACAGCTTTGGAAGCGGCAAACCACATTGAATAGATTGAGAGGAGCGTTCCCTTCTTGAGGGCCGCGCTGGTGGCCGTAATGTCCGTGTCAGAGTCGTCGGTGGGGTCATAGCCACTAGCAGCCCAATCTGAAACGTAGTC